ATCATGCCGGTGATATGCCTAGGGACCGCTCCTATGCGGTGGGGATTGATATTGCTACAGGAACGGGGTCGAGCAATTCTTGCCTGTCCATCGGAGACAGAAAGACAAGAGAGAAGATCGGCGAGTTTGCCGTGCCGAATCTGAGGCCTGATCAGTTGGCGAAGTATGCGGTGGCTCTGGCGCGTTGGCTTCGTGACCAATACGGCCTCCCGGCGTTGCTTTGCTGGGAGGCCGCTGGTCCGGGCCGGATCTTTGGCGACGTGGTGGTTGAGTTGGGCCACCGGGAGATTTGGTATCGACGCAAGGAGGGGGCGTCGATCAAGAAGCAGAGCGAGATGATGGGCTGGGTTCCGACGAGGGAAACCAAGTTGACTCTCTTTGGGAACTACCGGAGACAGATTTTTTCTGAGTCTTTTATCAATAGATCGAAAGAAGCATTGGCGGAATGTGCTGAGATTGTTTATATGGCAGGTGGCGGAATTGAACACACTCGATCGGTAAGCATTCGAGATTCTTCCGGCGCACGGTTCAACCACGGCGACAGGGCTACCGCAGATGCGTTGCTTTGTCTTTCCATGGGCTACGAGGGCAACAAGAAGGCCCCGAAGCCAGCGATAACCCCGGGTTCCCTGATGTATCGGCGTCGTAGGCAGCAGGAAGCCAAGAAGAAAGCGAAGCAATGGTGAGCGATTTCAAGAAACTGTCTCAGGCGTTTGAGTGGTCCCGCCTGCGAATGCTCCCGTTCCGCGAAGAACGGGTTAGAAACCTGAAGACATTCCTCGGGCGTCACTACAACGGTGAGGCGACGAGCGAGCGTATTCCCGTGAATATGCTTGAGATGGCGGTTCAGATCTATCGCCGAAACTTGGTCACGGCAAACCCGTCGGTTCGGATCCGTACCGAGAAGAGGTCTTTGAGGCCGGTGGCTCGGAAGTTTCAACTCGCAATGACAAAGGTCATGAAGGAGATGGACTTCCAGAATTCGATGAACACCGTGGTGTTCGATGCCCTGTTCGGCCTTGGCGTTGCGAAGATCGGGATCACGGACAAGAACCTTGGCGAGATGCCGGGGTACCTGCATGATGCGGGCTTCCCATTCATGGACGCGGTGGACATGGATGACCTTGTGCTGGACATGAACTCCAAGCACTGGGAAGGGATGCAGTTTGCGGGCAACCGATACGAGTTGCCGTATGAAGAGGCCCTTGACTCGGGCGCGTTCGAGTTTGAAAAGAAGCCGACGCCTAAGCAGACGCAGTCGTACAACGAGTACGGCGAAGCAAAGGTCAGTTCGATTGACTCGAAGCAGTCTTACGGCACTTCGACGTACACCCGGGCCAAGGATGTCTTGGAATTGTGGGACATCTACATGCCCTACGAGGGCAAGATCTTCACTTTCCCCTGCGACGGTCGAGGCGTCCCGATCATGGAGACTCCAATCAGGGAGATCGAGTGGAAGGGGCCGGAGATCGGGCCGTATATCCCCCTGAGCCTTGGGGATGTCAGCGGCAACCTGATGCCCCTCCCCCCTATCGCCAACCTTGTTGACCTCAACGATGCGCTGAACCGCTCTTTCCGGAAGTTGGTGCGGCAGTCAGATCGCCAGAAGACGGTCACCCTAGTTGCTGCCGGGTCTGATGATGACGGGGACCGGATCCTGAACGCCGATGACGGAGACATGATCCGGGTTGACCGCCCCGAGGGAACCCGAGAGGCGAGGTTCGGCGGGGTTGACCAGAACAACCTTGCCTTCACGATTCAGTTGAGGCAGTTGTTTGACTACATGGGCGGAAACCTGTCCGCCATGGGCGGGCTGTCGGTTCAGGCCGAAACGGTTGGTCAGGAAGAGATCATCAAGGCGTCTTCTTCCCAGAAGATTCAAGACATGCAGTCTGCTGTCATTGTCTTCGCGGAGCGTTGCGTGACTTCAATCGCCTCTTGGGTCTGGTATGACCCGGTGCGGCGATATGACCTTGTCGATGTCCTCCCCGACACGGGGTTCGAGATCCCACTGAAGTTCAACCCCAAGGACCGGAAGGAGTCCGAGTTCCTTGAGATGAACTTTGACATCTCACCGTCGTCCATGCGTGAGTCCAACCCACAGCAGAAGTTGGCTGTTCTGGCCAACACTGTCACCAACTTCCTCGCCCCCCTGACGCCGAATCTGCAACAGCAGGGCTTGACGATTGACGCCACTGCGTTTATCAGACAGGTTGCTGAACTTTCAAATATGCCTGAAATCGAGTCTTTGGTCATCCCGGTGGGCGACCCCGGGGAAGCGGCTTCCCTGATACAGCAGCAGGGGGCACCGGCTGAGACGACCCGGAACTACGTCCGAGAGAATATCGCGACCGGAGGAACCCAGCAGGCCAGAGACGCCGCAACGATTCAGGCCCTCATGGGTGCGAATCCAGCCCCGGGCCAGCAGCAGATGATGAGCCAGCAGGCACCCCAAGCCCCCGCCTGATAAGGAATAGAAATGCCGAGTTACCAATACAAGCACCCTGAGACCGGCGAAACGAAAGTCATTGTCATGTCGATGACTGAGATGTGGGATAAGACAGAAGGTGAAGGAATTGAGATTGACGGATTAGTTTGGGAACGTGATATTGCTGGAGAGCATTCCGGATCGGTCCCCACGAGCGCGGGGTGGCCCTTGTACAGCGATGCGGCAGGGACGCACCCAAGCGAAATATCAAAGTCAATGGAAGAAATGCGTCGAAAAGGCGTAAATCTCAACTATACTTCTGATGGGCGAGCAATCTTTGAGAATGCGGCCCACCGTCGCAAGGCTTTCAAGGCCATGGGCCTAAGGGATATGCAAGGTTATGACTGATCAAAACCACGAAGATAATCAAGCCAAGCCGTTTGACATTACCGACCCGTCTGAGCGGGTTCGTGAGATTGTCTCGGGTTCTGCTGACGACACCGGCCATGACCCGGGCGACGAAAGCGATCACGAGATCAAGAAAACTGAGACTCCTGTTGATGAAGCCCCTGCTTCTCCCGAGCCCAAGGCCGAAGAGAAGCCCGCCATCAACATGAAGTCGATGACCGACTACCTCGACGAAGATCTCGCCGGGGTCGTATCCAATCTGGTCAAAGAAATTGACCGATTGAAGTCAGAGACCCACAAGGTCTCGCAGTCCGCGAAGGTTGACGAACTTGTCAGTTCCCTGAGCGATGAATGGCAGCCCGTGTTTCGAGACAAGGCGAACCGGGCGAAGTTGGACACTGCGATTCAGGTCATGAAGACCGGGTATCAGCAGTCAGGAATCACTGCTCCAAGCGACAGTGATATTGTCCAGAAGGCCCTCCGAGCGGAATTCGGAGAGGTCAAGCAGTCAATCGAACAAGAGAACACTGAAGCCAAGGTTGCCGAGCGAAAGTCTCAGATGATCGCACGGGCAAGTGGGCGTCGTTCGGATTCGCTGTCTCCCAAGGAGTCAGCGTTGAAGTCGGTCCACAAGATCATGGTTGAACGTGGGCTCTATAACTCATAAGGAGAGGTCAAATGGCTATTGCCGTTTCTGATCTTCAGGATCTCATCACGACCACCCAGAAGGAACTGGGTGAACTCCGGTGGACCGAAATCGCCACCGATCTTCAGGAGCATGTCGCTCTTTCGAGCCTGCTTCAGGAGTCGCGCGTGCAGTTCTCCGCTGGTACTTCGGTCCAGTGGAATATCATGGTTGAGAACAGCGGTCTTGCAAAGGACACCAGCCTGTTCGCGACCGACGAAGTGAACATCGGCGATGTCATGAAGACCGCCGAAATCGGCTGGAAGCACCAGACCGTCAACTACGCCATCGAGCGTCGAGAGATTGCGTTCAACCGTGATCCCCGCCGCATCGTTGACCTCGTTGCGGTTCGCCGTGCTGACGCCATGATCTCGCTCGCCGAGCATATGGAGAAGCGTTTCTGGGGAGCCCCGTCTTCCGAGACCGATCTCAAGATGAACGGTGTCGGGTACTGGGTGTCCACTTCGGGCTCCGATCCCGGCGTGGGCTCGGGTGCTTTTGCTGGCGGTGACGTGTTCTCCGCTGGAACCGCTGGTCTCAGCAGCACCACTTATCCCCGCTGGCAGAACTGGTGGGGGCGATACGCCGCAAACGAACTCGACGGATCCACTGCGGGTGGCAGCGACTACGGTTCTGATGGCACATTCCCCGTCCTCGGCCTCGTCAGCCAGATGCGAGAGGCTTACGTCAAGACCGGCTTCAAGCCGATCGCGAATGCCAGCGTTCCCTCGTACAACACGGGTGACCGCCACGGCATCTACTGTGGGTATGCGGCTCTCGCTGGCCTTGAGCGAATCGTCGAGCGGACCAACGACAAGGTCACCTCGGCTGACCTCCAGCCCTACGCTGGTCGGGTCATGTTCCGTGGCGTTCCGATCACCTACGTTCCGCATCTCGATACGGCTGCTACCAACAACCCGATCTACATGCTGAACTGGGGCACGTTCCACCCGGTGTTCCTTGAGGGCGAGTACATGCGTGAGATGGGTCCGGAGGTCGCTCCGAACCAGCACACCACGATGGTCACTCACATCGACTGCACGGCCAACATCTACTGCACCGATCGACGCCGTAACGCGGTTCTCTCGAACGACGTTGTGGCTCTCACCAACAACTGATCCAGATAGAAGGGAGCCAGAAAAATGGCTATTGGACTTGTTTCTTACAACGGACAGTCGGGCAGCGTGTTCGATCCCTACGCGGTCGATCGCGCCAGCACCTACTCGTTCTTCTACGACCCCGCCGTTGGGGACGATGGCAACGCCACCGACACCTCGGCGACTACTGGCGCGGCTGCGATTATCACTGACCTGAGTCAGGGCAACGGGGCTGTTCTCGCACTTGATGCAGGGGCAGCGACCGCTGGTCAGGGAGAGCAACTTCAGTGGAAGATGTTCGGCCTCACCCCTGACGCCACGAAGTCGATTTACTTCCGCGCGAAGGTGGTCTTCAAGACCACCGTGGTCAATGAGTTTTTCATCGGCCTCGCTGAGGTTGACACTACGGTCATTGCCTCTAGTGCTTCTGGTGCCAAGATGGTTGGCTTTGGGCAGTTGGGTGACGACGATGGAAACATCGACGCGGTCGCTGCTGATGCCAGCGATGGCACTTCGATCACCAAGAGCCTCGCTCTTGATGCGGCTGTGGACACGGAATACGACTTCCAGTTCATCGCCACCACGGGCAAGGTCCGTTACTGGGTCAACGGCGTGGAGGCTCCGGCCATCACGACCACCATTCCCACCGACGCGATGTGCCCCACGATCGTCTGTCAGGGTGCGGGGAGTGGACGCCCCGTTGTGCATCTGACGGAACTTCAGGCCTACCGGGCCAAGTGACGTTCAAAAACTCAATCCCCGGGGGGGCCGAAAGGCCCTCCCGGAGACTTTTGGGGATAGGCCATGGCCCTGCCAACGTACAACTTTGAGTTTGTTTCTGGCGAGACTTTCACGCTGGAGATCACTTACAAGAACAGTGCTGGGTCTGTCGTAGACCTGTCTTCGGGTTTCACCGTTGACATTGATGGCAGGGTTGAAGCAGATTCCACCGGGACTTTGTTTTCGGTGGACTCCAGCACTTCTGCGGTAGCCCTCGCCGCTACCTCTCCCAACATCACGCTGACTTTGAGCCCGGCTGTAACCGGCGGAATTGCTGCCCCGGCGTCGGGGGTCTATGACGTGAAGGTCACGGAAACTGGACCCACCCCGGATGTCGTGAGATACATCTTGGGAGGTAAGTTCACCGTACTCAAGGCGGTGACTTCGTGAGTGTGACGGTTTCAGAGTCCGGCTTTTCCGTTGTGGTCTCGTCTCCGGGAGAAGGCTCTGTTTCTGTCATCGCAGAGTCAGCGAACAATTCTGTCCCAGTCACGGGAGATTCGTTTGACGTTTCAGTCAATGAATACCCCAGCCCCCGAGTGGTTTCTGGCGGTGACATTCCGACGGAATACGTCCGCTCAGTCTCAGTGGGCACCGGCCCACTCACCACGTCGATAGACGCATCGAATAATGTCACGGTCAGCCATGGATCGCCGGGTGCGACGGGGCTTCAGTACGAGGTCTTCCCCACTTCCATCTTCGTGGATTCGACCGGCCACGTCCGAAGCGTCACGGGCGATGCGTCCGCCGCTGCTCACCGCACATCCTTGGGTCTAACGACAATCGCGACCAAGGATCCCGCG